TACTGCACACTTTTTAAGTAAAGCTGTGCCTACAAAAAACCAACCGACTAAACATATGAAAATAAAAATACACACCTATCCAGATGGACCCGCTGTGGGTCTGCCTAAAGATGAAATCGTATCCACAATGGGACTACGGGGGCGATTCTCCGATGCTCGTATTGGACAACTTGAAGCTGGGGATCAGTATATTATGCCGATCCAGACAACGCTTGAACCTCGCAGTGACACTCAACTACTTGGGCTAATGGCGCAGAGACACCTTCGGACTTGCTACGTGGACAACATAGTAGAACAAAAAGGAAAGACTCTAATAATTATGACCTCCGACGGTGGAACCCTTTGGGAGGAAGCATATGATACTAATCAATACTCTGACCTCGACGCTCTTCGCGATGGACTCAACTTCATCCTTGACCAAGAGGAACTATGAGCCACTTCTATAACTGCCAGAACCCATCAGAGCCTCAGTTCGAGGCCGAGGTGGGGACTCCTGCACAGGCTCGTAAAGCTGGAGCAGACGTTTACCCTTCAGTCACTACCGTGCTGGGCATAGCTAAGGATCCATTCCTTGACGAAGTTTATAAGCCAAGGATGATTACTGACCTAGCCAGAGAGCATCCGAATCGGAGTTGGTCCGACCTTGCTGAAATGGTTTATGGAACGAGACCGCACCCAAAGGATGGAGAGTTAATCCCGTCGCATGAGTTCGGAACATCTGTTCACGGAACCATAGAGCGTATGATTAATCATCACGTTCTGGGCATTGATGAGCATCCCGGTCAATCATGCTGGGACAAGTGGGCCATGCCGTTTCTTAATTGGATTGATGACAACAATGTTCAGGCATTGGGCTGTGAAAAGATAGTCAGTCACGGCGGAATCAAAATCGCTGGCTCCGTTGATTTCATCGGAATCAAGGACTCCAGAATCTTCCTCGCTGATTACAAGTGCAGGGTGAATACTAAAGGTAAAGCTAAACGATACCAGAAGGACTGCTGTCAGCTAGCTATTGAGGCTTACATGCTGATGCACCTACAGAAGTTACCTTACCTGCCAAAGATTCGATCCATCATAGTGGACTGCGAGACAGCAGAACATATGCACTACGAGTGGACGGACGAAGAGAGCCAGTGGGGTATCCGTGTAGCCAAAGCCGCGGCTAGCCTGTTCTGGATGTTAAGAATGCAACCCATCGTAAAACAATAATCATGAGCAAAGAAACTAATCCAAAGGATGCTTGTGGAATTAAAAAGGTTCCGATCTCAGGTATGCCAGTAAACGTATTGCTTGAGGCTGGCCTAGTGAAACTTCATGGGGACCTGAAGTATGGTAGGTTCAACTGGAGGGAAATGGGAGTTCGTGGCTCCGTGTATTACGATGCCGCGTTCCGACACATAGCCGCATGGTATGAAGGAGAGGATAATGACCCTGACTCAGGTGTGCATCATATATCTCACGCCATTACTGGACTTATAGTCCTTAGGGACTCAATCATGAGGGGTAACTGGACGGACGATAGACCTGCTCCAACTCCAAATATTATAAAAGAACTCAATGAAAGGGCTGTCGAAATAATAGACAATGTTCATACAAAAATGGAACCACGGAATGATAGAGATTAACTTAACTGATGACGAAGTCATGATGTGCCAGCACATCGGACACCTACGGTCGGTGCTGTCCAGAGGCAACAATATTAAGGATAGAAAGCAGTCCAACATGGCTGGTCTTGATATAGATGCCCAAGGTGTTACCGCTGAGTATGCAGTAGCAAAGCACTTGAATGTATTCTTTGACCTCGGCCTCAGCCCACGAGCTGGGTCAGCCGATGGAGTAATGAAAGGTCACTCCTATGATGTCAAAAGCACTCACCACGCATTTGGAAAGTTACTGGCAACCCTCAAGGACAACCCCGATGTGGACATGTATATCATGTGCCTTACGCCGGATCGTTGGACAGTAAAGATGGTTGGCTGGTGCTGGAAGAAGGAACTAATAAACAAAAAGAACATAAAGGATCTAGGTTACGGAAAAGGTTATGCACTTGAGCAGAGCCAACTCCGTCCCTTCAAACAATAACCCGTGAATAAATACATATGAAAACATCAGATAAAATACGAAACATGATCGATACTCAAATCCGTGAGAACATAAGTTCCGCATGGGAAAATGAGAACATCGCAGGCCCGGACTACGGTGAGTTACTAGACATACTGATTGAGGTCAGTAAACTAGAAGCGATAAATCAAGCACTTAATGAGATATAATTATGAGCATATCAAACATAGAAAGTAACGTCGAACGCATACAGACTAGGATCGACATGATCCGACAGGAGTCCCGCACCCTATCCTTTCGGATGGAGAGAATGCTTGAGCAGCGTAAGCAACTGACCCAAGAAAAGAATACACTCAAGGACTTACTGAAAGAACTCAGCGCAAATGTATCTGCCTCAAAATAAACTCAAGGACTGGAGGGTTAAACATCAACCCAAAGCCTGCCCTCTTTTACTACGCAAAACTTCGGACTGGGTTGTGGATCATTGCCACAAATCCGGAATGGTCCGAGGCGTAGTATCGAGGGTTGGTAACTCCTTGTTAGGTAAGATAGAGAACTTTGCTTACCGCAGATGCCAGGTGAGCCAAAGCCATTTACCCGCCGTGCTTAGAGCAATAGCGGACTACGTGGAGCAGGAGCAACTGGATGTATTGCACCCCGTTGGACTGACTCAACTTTCAAAAAGATTTAAATCCTTGACATCCGAAAAACAGAAGGCCACTTTAGTAGATCTAGGGGCGAAACGAAAACAAATCATGGAATGTTCTAATGCCTCGGAACGAACCAAATTATTCCGTGAACTAACTAAACATAAACATGGATAAATTGAATATACATTCAAAACTCAAAGGGATTCAGTCATCCCTCAAAGCTCCCAAAGGGCAGACTAATAAGTTCGGCGGGTACGCTTACCGCTCCGCCGAGGACATACTAACAGCTGTCAAACCTCTGCTCGCTGAGTGGAACTGCACACTTGTTATCACTGACGACATGGTCGAAGTGGGTGGGCGTGTATACGTCAAAGCCACAACCGTGCTAGCAGATACTGAAGGCGAATACACAATACAAGTAAGTGGATTTGCTAGAGAAGCAGAGACTCGCAAGGGGATGGATGACTCACAGATTACCGGGTCAGCTAGTTCCTACGCTCGCAAGTATGCACTCAATGGACTCTTTGCTATCGACGATACAAAGGACGCTGATGCTACTAACAATCACGGCAAGAAGCCAACAACACAAACCAAGAAGATAAGCCAGCCAGCTAACGCTGAATCGGACTTTGAATTCTAATACCAACCATAATACAATGCCCAAATACAACAACGAAAACACTGGGGTGCTATTCCCCGAAAGCAAACGTGAGTCGGACTCATCTCCTCACGCCACAGGAACACTCGAAGTCACTGCACCAGGTAAATACCGTGCGGCGGCTTGGAAGAACCAGAGCCAATCCGGTCCTGTTATGAACATCCGTTTGACTCGTCTCGACGAGGACAAACAGCCTGAGCAATACCGCAGAAGCGGAATCCCAAATCAGCCCACAGCGGCTCCTTCCGCCGCCCCAGCGGGAGACGATCCCTTCTAGGGATCACTTGATTATCAGGGGGGAGAGGGTCATGCCTCTCCCCTTTTTATTCTTTACTTAGTTACATGAACCAACAAAAACAAAAATATAAATATGAGATACACCTATATGCTCAACATGGACAACGAGAAGGCGGAGTCCTGTCACGTTGTTGTTAAGTTCCGGACCGATGCGTCTGGAACATTCGATGGATTCACTTCCATTTATTCCGATAAACCACTTTACTCAGAGGACCTAGCTTACCTAGAAGAATGGGTAATGCAGGGTAAGGACCAATGGAACCCGATGGGAACCTTTAGTCACACTAACCGTGAGCGTATGTAGCTTTACTAATTGAACCAATAACAAAACAAAAACCATGAACGAATTACTACAAGGATACATTGACGCGGGTGAACCGCTACTAAAGATGGACGGCTTTGATGACTGCATTGCAGGGGTCGTAGAAAGAATGGGGCAGGACCCCATCATATGTTATGACAAGGCCAAGGTCATTGACCAGATGATAGCCGATGGCATGGATCAAGAGGAGGCTGTCGAATACTTTGAGTTCAACCAAATAGGCTCATGGGTTGGCGACCGCACACCTTGCTTTCTGACATCACAAGTATCATGAAAGAATTAGAAACAAGCTTACTGGGTACAATCCTCAAGGCAGAGATGAACGATGGGTGCAACGCCCTACTGAATGAAGCAAAGGAGTCCGGCATAAACGCTGACTTCTTTACGGCTCACGACACTCGCTCGATGTGGGAGGCTATGTGCAAGCTGGACTCCAAGGGAGTTATCCTTGGCACGATGTCCCTGTTCACGGATATGTCCAAGGGTCAGCACGGCCTTGATGCTAACTCAGTCTGGGCTACGCATGACAAAGGTCTAAGCGAGTTGCACTTCAAGGGATTAACGGATGACATGGTGGAGTCCCACAGGACACGGAACCTCTCCCGTCTATCGCTGGTTATCAAGGACGGCTTACAGGAGGGTAAGGACTCCGAAGAGATCCTTACTACTATACAGGGTCAGTGCGATTCCATATCCTCGTTGACTCCTACTAGGGATAATCTACAAACCATTGTTGATCAAACATTTGAGGACGTTACAGGTAAGGTAGATTTTTCTAAATACCTACGGACTGGCATCCAATCCATTGATGATGTCCTCTACAGGGGTGGCTACGGATCAGGTCAGCTGTGCGTCCTAGCTTCACGGCCAGGGTGCGGCAAGACCGCATACGCCTTGAACTTCTTGAGCAACACCTGCACATCAGGCAACGGTATGTTACTCTTCAACCTTGAGATGGGTGCGAATCAGATAATGAAACGTATATTCAGCATCAAGTCAGGACTCCATATGCGTAGGTTTGAGGACGGGCTAGCTCCGGCGGACAAGATGCAGGCACTGAGGAAGACTACAGAAACCGTGAAGGGTTGGAACTGCTGGATCCGTGACAACGTATATCGACTGGACCACATACTAGCAACAGCTAGGGGTATGCACAGAAAGCATAAGGTAAATGGAATCATTATTGATTACTGCCAGCTGATAAAGCCCATGTCCAAGAACATATCCAGAGAGCAACAGGTCGCAGAGATCAGCCGCGAGTTAAAGCTACTCGCCAAGGACTTAGATATCCCCGTCCTGTTACTCGCTCAGGTTAACCGTGAATCCGAAAAGGATGACCGATCGCCCATCATGTCCGACCTCCGTGAGAGTGGAGCCTTGGAGCAGGATGCTGACAGTATTATATTTCTGTGGCAGACATTATCAGAGAGGGAGCAGAAGATGGACTACGTTCGCTGGACCCTAGCCAAGCAGAGGGAGGGCATGGGATATACCCAAGGCCGTATACTCTTTAACAAAGGCACTCAGAAGATGGAGGATCACTCACAGTTCATTTGATATGAAGCCCCACCAGAAGCGGACAGCGCGTTACCAGAAAATCATTGAGGATTTTTTCGGTGGCTATGTCTGCGGTGAGTGCGGGTTCACGGGTAAGGCAGTTCAATTTGATTGCCATCACCTGCCTGGATACGAGAAGACGAGAATCATTAGGGACTTCGCTCGGTCAGGAACCCGTGAGGAGTTCATCGAGGAGCTAGAGAAGTGCGAACTTCTCTGTGCAAATTGCCACAGGCTGGAGCATTCCTCTTGACAGAAAACATAGGACACCTATGTTATAATTATTCTACCACACAAATGGTTCGTGTGTTAGTTGGTTCATATAGTAATACAAGGTAAGCCGAAGGAGTAATCCCAGGCGAAGCGAGGTTTTCATGGACCACGCTTTTGTTCAGTCCTTGGAGGGGCTGTTCCGTGATACATATCCGGAGCAGCCCTTTTTACTTTAAGTAATTCGACCGAAGAGTTATGGCCTCAAGAACATCTCTCTTGCTGGGATCTTTTTTGAGATACTTCATAAGGACTGCTTTATTTTTATCAGCACCTATTCGCAGCAGGAAGTCAACTTTCGGTTGAATGTCCAAGCTAATTACTAATTTATCTATCTCAGAGATGTTGAGTGCCTGTGTCTTTAACTCCCTCTTGTGGTAGTTACGAAGTTTCATCTTGTCCGGGTTGTCATCAGGCAACGCTAGGATTGCCTTTTCCTTATCTCCCTCAAGATTGTCGTACTTCTCAGAAGTGCTTTCCTTCATGGATCGAGACATATCCGTGTAGTTCCCTGAAAGAATATCTAATACGTCCAGGCTGGATAAACCACCTTCCTTCATGAGGCCAATCTTTTCATCCAAGGAATATTTGAGCAGCTCTACACCCATGTTTTTATAATGAATTCTAGCTTGGTCCAGCCTATTGCTACGGGCTGTATTCATTTCATTGTATGTGGCATCTAACTCCTGCTGGCTTATGTCTCCTGCAATTTTCTTCCTAAGGGCGGAAGTGTATTTGCCCTTAGCTGTATTCATCATACTAGATGATTGTGCAAATTTACCTCTAAAGGAACGATCAGTATCGTAAGGATATACTCTCCATCCAAATAGACTTTGAACATTTTGTGCTATAGTTCTATCTCCTATGCCGTTAATGGAATCATTAAACCGTTCAATAGTTCTAAATGTGCCTGGTTTAATTACGTCATCATAAATGGTGGAGGCTATTACCTTAGTCCTTGCAGAAAGACTTGGGTCAATGAAAATTGGATTCCCTCTTTCGTCATAACCACTTGCCAATTCAGTAGCTGTTTGCAGTGCTAATGATCCTCCCTCTGAAAATATTCTGCCCTTCAGGATGGAAGCGTATTCTTCAAATGGCTTTTCTTGGAACCCAGCGGCAAAAGCATCACCCATAGCTATTTGAGGAACAGCATACTCAGGTGGTACGAACATTCCTCTTCTGGGGTTATCTTTGTTAGGTTTAATTATGGCTACAGTGCCGTCCATCCAGACAGGAAGAACGGATTCGTCAAATACTTGAACCGCTTTATCATCAAGTCCGTTATCTTTGTTCTTAAGGTTGACTGCCACTTTTGCTCCAGCTGTAAACAGGCCAAAGGCTGCCAATCGTTTTCCTCCTAGAAATCTCATAGAGGCTTTGTTGGCCCTTAATGGATCAAGACCGAAGTCCTTGCCAAAATTACCCCTAAGCATTTGCAACCCAAACTTGCCTTGGTTGTAAGATATTCTACTTAATTCAGCGAAGTGAGCAATGAATGGTTGAAAGAACCCAACCCTGCTACCTTGCCTTACTACTTCACTTAACTTATCGTAGTTAGGGAAAGTATCGTTGGTCATTCGAGCAGCCGCAGCTTCAATTTGGTCTGTTGTATAGTCAGGAAAAACTTTCTTTAATTGAGTCTGCGTTCCCTTCCAGGTAACATAACGCATGGCAACATCAAAAGCAGAATAAGCCTTGCCTCCAATGTCTACTGCTTTACCTAAAATCTTTTTATCAAGGATTTTAAACCCTCTTTGCAGGGTTGCCTCCATGTCCGCAGCATCAATACTTTTAGGGCGAAGATTATACAAATCCATCTTATCGAGGTCAGCGTAAAACTCTTTCTTTGCTTTTGGGGATTTGCCTGAAACAAAGTTTTCTAGACTTCTAAAACTAGCTGCGGCTTTTCTCATGCCAGAAAAGTTGGGCATAACGCCATTGGACATAGCAGAAGTAAGAGAGCCTAAAGCAGCCACAGGATATGACCCAATATTTCCTACAACCTTAGTAAACTTTGCTGCAAAGTTAAGAGTAAAAAAAGCATTAATTCCTGCATCAACTGGGTTTCGGATCCCTTGATTAATTGTTGGGCCATACCTTAACTTGTATATGGAATCAGCAACTTCTGGATCAACAAAGATATTGGTTTTCCCCGAAACAGTTTTTAGCTTAAGCTCAACTTGACCCTCCCTTAGTGTTCTGCTAGCAACGCCACTATCTAACAAAAGATTAGCTATCTCTGCGTCCTCTGCCTTAGCGGATGCAAGTCTCGACAATCTTCTTGAGGTAATTAATGCTCGTTCTGCCGGGTCCTTGATTTCACCTAGCCAAGCTTTTTCAGCTTTACCCGGGTTAGCACGTTTGCGTAAAATATTTTCGGACTCCGATGGCCTTAGTCCGGACTTTGATTCTAGCTCCCTTGTTTTAGCGGAGTTGCCTTTTAGCTCACTAATTTTCTTTCTTGCCTCAAAGGCTGCCTTCTTTGAAGACATACCGGATTGTATATTATTAAATTTTATTTCTTTAAAAGCTGCCTCCTCCAGTATATCGTCGGGCTTAAAGTTAGGATCCTCAAACAGTCGATATGGTTGAGTCAAATATCCTCCCTCAATATCCATTGATTCCTCTAGGACTTTCCTGAGATCTTTTCTGACTTCTGAAGATAGCTCCATGAATGCCTGGTCATCCATTCCGCCAATCAATCGTTCCCTGAGTTTATTGGTCGATGAACGCCATGCTGATAACTCTGTTTGTATAGGGGCTAGCGACGGATCCAATTCTCCGGTAAGGAAGAATGCGTTCACGTTCTCATCTATCGCGGCTTCGTTCTCTACGTTTGCTTTCTTGATTCTCTTGACTGCATTGTATGCCCGGATACCAACTGACTCCGCTTCCCTGACGATACCTTTAGCCTGATCAATCTCGTTCATGATCTCTCTGCCAACTACCTTTGAGGGGGCTAGCCAAGAATTAATTCTATTGAACAAACGATTAGGTCTCTTCTTGGAACCCGGAGCGTAGTTATTTAAGTTACCTGCATCCAATGCTAATTGAGTGCGTTGTGTTGAAAGAAGGTTCGATGCTATCTCACCCCTTGCTTCATCAAAGTTTTCCCTTAGGATTCCAGGCATTGATGGGGTTTCCTTGGGAGGACTTAGCGGACCAGGGGTAGGTGTCGCTGGTGCTTCGGACGGTATCTTCTTACCACCCACAGTAACTTCCAACGGCTGCATTTCTCCTACGGTTTCCTCAATGACTGTCTTCTTGGGAGTCACGGGAGTGAACTCTAACTCTTTTAGGTTAGTTGGCTCAAATCCATATTTCTTTTGACCGTCAATCGCGGGCTTGAACTCTAGGTCCTTATAGGTTATCTCTCCCTTGGCCACACTTTCCATTATTTCCTGTGCAGTCTTACCCCTAGCTTTATTGATCAAAGTCCTGCTTAGACCAAAAGTCTTATCCCCTGCTAACGCTCCAGTTATACCAGTAAGAAGCTCAACCGCTAAGGTAGCACCAGGAGACAAATCTTTTTCTTCCGAAAGTATTCTACCTGCACTCTGCCCAGCTATTGCACCTGACTCAACGGCTAAGAAGCGACCAGTGTTCTTACTAGCTTCTTCCGTGAATTGTTTAGCAAGGTTAACTCCTACCTGCCCAGCCTTAGAAGTTGCTTGAACCTTGGATGCTACCTGTGCCGCTTTTAAGGCGGGTATAGTAAAAGTTATAGCCTCTCCCGCAACTTGTGCGGCAACTCCTGCTTTTGTCTTCGCGGGTTCATCTCTGACTGGTCCAGAAAAAGGTATTGATCCAATAATTTTGCGAATGGATTCACTGCCCCCTAGACTATCTTGCGGGACAATGTCCCTATCCGCAATCGCATTAGAAACCTTGTTAAGACCCAAGGATATTAAATCAACAGGCGCGCCAGCGATACTTGCAATGGTATTATTAAGTTGATTGCTAACATCATCCGCTATAAATTTAGCGTTCTCCACTAGCCCCTCAGGATTCTGCTCTATTTGTTTTTCATTCAAATAGGCATAAGGATCAAAGGAAGTTACAGTATCGTCAGATGTTTTCTCAGCCAAATATGCATCCGGATCAAAAGCAACAGTTTGACCTTTTTCAGCCAAATATGCGTCAGGATCAAAAGCCATATTAATTTGCTCTTAGAGATCTTAAAATTAAAGCTGACTGCGGGGCGTTGGGATTCTTAATTGCAAAATCATACGCCTCTTTGTCTTTGCCTGTCAATGCGTCAGAATCAAAAGGTTTAGGATCAACAATAACAACATCCGCCAAGCCAGAGGAGCCATTATTAGGATCCTTAGGATCCTCAGGATCCAAGGGTCCAAATGCCTTTTCCGCGCTTTGAGGTCTACCGAACATATCCTTATAGCCATTTACTGCTAATATATCATTAGCCTCTTGAGTATTTCCTTGTTCGTAAAGTTCTCTCGCTTTCTTTCGTTCTCCTAATTTAAATTCAAGGAGTCGTTGTGCAGAAGGATCAGCCTCTTCACCAGCACGAAATGATTGTTTGTATTCGCCATCCTCAGTGAGGACTTTAAATTCACCTACATCTATCGCTTCAAAGTTAGAACCTTTCATTTTTTGCATTGATTCAATGATCTTTAAATCATTGGGATCCCTGCCACCTTGATCAAAATATGCAGCAGATAAAGCGGCTGGATTTATCTCTCCTGTTCCCGCTTCTCTGGATGCAGACAAAGCCATATCCAAAGCACTTCTGCTTATCTGTTGTTCTTTTTGTTCAGATTTTGCGGCTTGTAGTTGTAATTCTCTTATCTGACTATCCTGTGCAATCTTCTGTTGATTTGCATAAGAGGATGCAAACCCGCCAGCAATTAATACGTCCTTACGTTTATAGTCCCCGGACTGAATGTTTTTATATGCCTTTCCAACATCTCCTGTATCGTTTTGAAATTCTACTAACAATGTAGGATCAGCAGCTACTTGACCTTCAAGTGATGCTAGTCCCGCAATAGTAATATTCTTATTTTCTCTGTACTTCTCAATACCGTCACCAATCTGCTTGCCAAGATTAGCTAGTGCGTTCGCTCGTATAGAAGCCGCATTAGCAAAGCCGCTGTAGTCCGCGTTACCCAGTTCTGGTCGAATAGTTGATCCTGCTTGAAATGCCATAATATATTATCTTCCTAAAAATCCGCCTAAAATTGAACCAAACATTGAACTTTTGCCTGCGCTACGTGATGCATCAGCCTGAGCCATTGCACCCTGGTAATTAACGTCCTGTGATCGCTGTTGCAAGGCCATATTGATACCCATGTTAGGATCAAATAGCTGAGGTCCCATAGGCCCTGATGCACCCGATGTGGCTGCTCCTAGCATTTGACCACCTAGACCAATCGCAGACGAAGGACGACCAAGTATAGTCATACCTACGTCACCTGCTAGCTGACGGTTCATACCAAAAGCCTGCTGCCCCATACCTGCCGCTTCTCCACGGAGACCCGATAGGTATTGTTCACGACCAAGTATTTGCCCAGCAACTGCACTCTGGTCCGATATACGTCCTTGACGTTGTGACATACCCAGTGCCTGCTGGTCTGCTATGCGCTGTTGCTCAGGGTTAAGACCCTGTGACCGCTGGTATAGGTCATCTGCCATAGCAGTCTGCTGCTCGGCGAGTTCTGTGCTGTAGGGGTCAGCTCCACGGTAAGCCTCGACTACTTGAGGTGCGAACTCCTGTAATGCGCCTACGTCGGACTCACGCTGTAACTGTAACTGGTCACGCTGTAATTCACCTGCACGGGCGGACTGCTCTTCTAGTAAATCAAACAATCCCCCTTGACCCTTTCGCCCTTCGAGCTGTTTCATTTCAGCTTTAACTGAGGCGATCTGAGATGCCCGATTTCCGCCAAGAGAGCTAGCTATTTCTTGAACCTCCCGATTATATTCGGCCAGTTCTTTGTCATAGTTTTTGTTTACTCCAACACCAAATTTTTTGCCTTTCGCCAAGCCACCACGAGCGCCGCTTGAAGCCAGAGTAACCAGATGTTTTTGAGGTGGACCACCCGCCGCCGCCGAAGCAATCTTCATTGCTTCTGCACTACTAATTCCTCCTT